CCCGTTCGCGACATTAATCGTCGAGCTAAGATCGATAGTCGTGGTCATCAACACCCAGGTAGCATTTGGTACCGTTTGAAGATTGACCGTCGAACGGAGCGTGACCGTATTGAAATTATTGAACGCGTCGCAGGTATAGATGTTCAAGACCGGCGACATCGTCAGTCCCGTAACGTTGTACGCGTATCCGCTAAAAGTGCATTTCCTGCGTAGCGTTGCCGAGAGGTCACCGTTGATTTGCTGTCCAAGCTCGACCGTGCTGACACTTGCCGCACCCTGGATCTCGGCACTGAAAAGACTGAATTGATCCGGCACGCTCTGCGAGCGCAAGAACGTGACATCGGCGCTCGATGGACTTACTGACCCGCCACTCGGCACACTCACGCCAGGCGCTGCATTCTCGCTCCCGCCAACGTTTGTAATGACCGCATGAGTAGAATCGGTAATGGACGAAACCGTATATTTACCCCCACCCACGATGTAAATCGCCTGTGCCGCCGTCATCCACGCCGTTGTACCAACAGTAATTGATACTGTCGCAGTCGGCCCTATCGCCCCACCGTTCGGAACGCTTGCGGCAGGCGCCGCGTTGCTACTAGCCCCTAAATTCTTAACAACTGCGTGGGTTGCATCAGTAATAGAGGAAACCGTATAATCTCCCCCACCCACGATGGAGATTGCCTGACCTGGTGACATCCACGCTGTCGCGCCAACCGTGATTGACACCGTCGCATTTACGGCCGGCTGCGTAAAGCCAGCACTAAGCGTGGTAGGCGGCGTGACCGAAACGGCCGGCTGCGTAAAGCCAGCACTAAGCGTGGTAAAGGTGGTTCCATTCGGTCTGCAAAGCCAATAGTTAGCATTTGTCGTCCAGGAATTTATTGGACAAGTAACACCGGTTGGCCTTGTCCAGAACGACGAATAGAAATTACCGTTTCTGAAGAAGTTCTGATCATTGACCGGATCGGCCAAGGCGAGTTCGACGACCGGCGTTGCCATCAAGTTGATCTTGTCGACGGTCAGGATATCCCGCGGTCCCAACTGATAACTAGGTTTAACAATGAGGTCACCCGTATGTTACCTCTCCTTTCATAAACTTAAGTTTGCGATCGAGGTTCCCTCTGGTCTTCATAAGCTTCTAACGACACCTGTCGGATGTTGATTGCACCCTGCGTGTTCTCGATCTTAAACTGGATGTAGCGGCTCATGAGCCCGATGTTGAAACGCTCGTTTTCTTCCTGCGTCCGCTCGAGCTGCACTCCGTTGTATCCAAGCATCAGGGGCAACCCAACCGAATAGTCTTCGCGGCGACCTTTGCGGTGATCGTCGTTGGAATTGATCGGGTTCCAAAGCGGTGTGTTCCAGGTTTTATACTTCGTGGGGTTTTTGGTCTTGTCGCTGACAAGCACCTTGGCATTGTTGCTGTCTGGATAGGCTTTGACGGTGAACTTCGGGTTCCAAGTTCCACAGACCATTTCCATGCGTTTAAAGAAACTTCGGTGGTTGCCTGGTCCAGTATACCCACGCAGCATCACCGCCGTATCGATCTGGTACTCAAAGTTGTTTGTCGAACCCATCAGATCGGTTTTGCCCTGCTCGAGCAGCAGGATGATCCCTTTAAAGCGATCAATAGCGTACAGCCGGCGCTCGCCGTTGTAGTCCATCTTGATAAGGTCATCGATTCGAAAGTCTGGATCTCCAAAGGTGTCGATCGATTCCCAAAAACCGCTGACGATGTTGTAAACGATCAGGCAGTTATTGCGGACTGAGTTCTTCAGAGGGACTGCGAAGTAGAGTCGGTCGCGGCGATATTGAGCTCTGATCAAGTTCGCGGCATTCCAATTGATCGAATCGATGACAGGTTTGATAAAGTCAGAGATCGGCACATCATCGGGCACCGGAGTATCTTGGAACACCTGGCTTATCCGGAAAACTCCGGACTGACTCATGAAATAAATGTCGCCGCCGATATCAATTACAGCTCGCCTTCCAACCAGGCCAAGAGAACCCGGGAGCTTAGCTAACGTCGCAGTTGTGAGATTGCCGGTTACACCAGTGACCCGGAAGATCGAGTGGCGTTTAAAACAGATAACTTGTGATTGTTGCCACGGGAAAACGCGAACCAGGTCGTCGGATTCACCTTGATTGATCTGGAAATCGTCCAGGGTCCAGTCGTACTCGACGTAGTCAGCAATATCGGAAACTGCTATCCGGTCTTTGCCGTAAGGGATCAGCATTCGGTTTGCCGCATTCTCAGCGTAATAAGCGTTTGGAACAGTTGCCCGTCCGCCGGTTGGAGGCGGAAAGGTTTCCCAGTAGACCGACCAGTCTCCATGCCAGAGGAACGGCACTTTCAATGGCCCGCGCCAAAGAAAGAACACATCGAAGGATTGGCTGAATTCCACCGGTTCCTCGATTTTTTCCGCCATCGGGAGAAACCGCGGATACTCGCCATCTCGGACAAACCAGACTCCGCTGGCGACAGCGATTGCCAGCCACTCCAAACCATTTGGGTTGGAGAAAAGCCCAACCCCGAAAATTTGGTTATACGCAACCGTGTTGAGCGCTCCCGGGCACAGCGATCCAAGCCGCGTCTCCAAGCCACCATTCTCGATTCGGCAATTATATCCCTCGCGATATAATCCAGGTTTAATCGAAGCAGGATCCTTGCTCTTCATGTCCATCCCGATGAAAGTCGAGTCTCCGTTAGGAGTCTGGATCTCATCGAGCGGCTTAGGATGTGCCCATCGAGCCATTTATTGATCACTTCGTGCGACCGGTGTACGGGCTCGGTTCGTCCGGACGGGTGTCGTCGCTCACGTCCGGGCTCATCGGGAGATTATCCTGAGGCGCTACGGTCGGTTTACCGTAGACTCGCGGGTTATCAGGTGAATCGTGTTTTCCCGGCCGAGGCACCGTTGAATTCGGTTTTGGAGATCCGCCAACATCATCCGGCATCTCGTGTTTAGCTTTCTTGGGAGGTGGCATATTTTCCTTTCGGTTGCTCGATAATTCACATTTGGCTCGCTAGCTCTTTTAATTTGGTCAGGCCGCCCCACTCATCGACCAGTTTAATTGCTGTCTTACACTTGATTTCCCAGTCCGAATAACCAGGATCGCTATTGGGTAAAATCACGTAACTGATAATTCGTTTCGAAGTGCCGCCGGTTTTTGGTGACGGATTCAAACCAAGACAGCGACCGAGCAACATTGAGCCTTCACCGATCTGATCGCTCGGGCCAACATCACCAACCGCAAAGTACATGTTGTCGCCGGTTGCCTGATTGTAAGCCAAACCTACGTCGCCCAATTGAGCGTACGATGTTCCACCCGGAAGCACTGCGAAACAGTAGCGTTCACTGTCGACGTACCGGCTGGGGTGATGATCTGGATACTTGGAGTTACACAGGGCGGTCGTCGATACGTAAAACCCAGGCGCAGCATGCCAAGGTGATTGGACATAGGGTGTGCCGGACGAATCGCAGGCAATGCCCCACCAGTTACCAGGACATCCTGCATTGGCCAGATAATCGAGTGCCGTTAACCCGCTAGCATCAGGCGCGTATGCGTGCGGACTGCCGTCGGCGTTGATCGTGTAACCTGATTTAAACGAGATCGCACCCAGATCGTCCCGGTAGATCGAAACGCCGCCAATCGTATTAATTTTGGTGAGTTTCATTGATTGGCGCTAGCTTTCCTCTTCCGGCATCTTTACCTCCATTAAAACGCTGCTGGACCGTCTTATCCCAGCTATGCAAGCCGGCGAGCCCGAAAACTAATGCTGCAACAATCTGGTAAAACGCACCGATACCAGTGAATTCCTCCCAGCGTTGACCGGCATTCCAAGAGCGTTCTATCGCAATAATATGCAGAACAAACACAACGAGTGGCATTGAGAAAAACGTCACAACTGCCGACCAGCAAAGTACCGTCCGCCATCGTGGTTCAGTCATTCAATTCATTAGCCCTCGTCGTTTCGATTGCTTTTTCTCAGTGCCCGTGATGTTCCCTTTGTTCTGCGACGCATAGAAAACCTGCTCCCCTTTATCCTTGCCGTACTGCTCCTGCATCGCCCGTTTGATTTTCTTGCCCTTCTTATTCAGTGGCATCGCTTCACCTCGCGTATCCTTGCCAGTTATCCCGTTGCCCTTGCTGGAGTTGCTGCTGGTCAAAAGCTTCTGAGAGATAGCCGAAAGCCTTGGTGAGCTCGTCCGGAGCTTTCTCGTTTTGCCCGTCGACCACCAGGGTATCGCTGAACGCCGCCTGGGTAACGAACCTGGTCATCGGGTATGGAATCCGGAAGCATGTCCAGGAATCCGGTGATAAGCTCGGCTGCTTGCCCACATTTGCGTCGACACTCGAAATATAGGAATCGGTCCCGTCGATCGCGGCATCGCCAAGGTTGTAGGTCGTCGTCGGAACCCACTCTGACCGGCCGATGCCGGGATACGGGATTCGGAAAAGCAGCCACACGAACGCAGCGGTGCTTGTTGCGGTGAATTCCAGCCCACGGGCGCTGATCAGGAACTGCTGCCGGATCTTGTTACATTCCTCGTAAGGGTTTTTGTTCCAGGCGCCGAATGCCGCGCCTATCGGTGTCTTGTTCGGTGCTTGCCATGGGATAAACCGCGGCGACACGTTCGGGTTAGGTGTCCAGATAGCCGTGTTCGTCAAGGGTGCGCCAGTGGTCATCACAAGCGCCTGGTAGTAGGTTAAAGTGCATGGATCCCAGACAATCGAGTTTAGGGGATAACACTGCGTGGGATCGTAATCGGGGCGAAACGCACGCTGCTCGCAGAACGTCGTTTCGATGAAGTCATACATGTCCCAGGCCTCGCGCAGCCGGTCGTCCATGAAGCCCAGGATCTCGTAGGCTTTGTCCGGATCCAGGTTGGCGTCGTCGCCTTCTGGCACCAGGCCTATGCGCCTTGCTACATCATAGAGGATTCGCTGCGTTGAATAGGGAGCATTCACGGGCGCAATACTGACGTTTTTCGCGGTTTGGTCCGTACCCGGACATCCGGGTTATCACGCTTGAATTCGCGGATGAAGGATTTGTCGTTCCAGCAGTCTTTGCCCAGTTTCTTAACCCAGTGGAAGAACACCATGGGATCGAGCTGCATGTGCAATTCGCCAAATCCATCCATGATTGTCCCAAGTCGGTCACTCGCCGCAGCAATTCGCCTCTGGCTCGCGAAGGCCAGTTCCTCCTCAGCACGTTGCTCGTCGGTGAGAGTCCGGCAGAAATCTCTGACGAACTCTTCACCGCGTGCTGCTGCTAAGTCAGCCGCGAACTGTTCCCATCCCAGGAGTTCAGACATCTATAAGCCAGCCCAAATAGCTCCATTCTTAACTAATTGAAGTAAGCCGCCACAAAAAATAAAATGCGGTACCCCACCACAAGACGTATAGAAAGACAAGAATTTTCATAGCTGCTGCACCAGTATGGCTGCTTTCCTAGCCATACAGTATTCGTTGTGTTTTCGTGCGAAATTGACGGGGTTTATGCGGTAGGAGCGATTTTTCCTAGCCCGAGCGGGTTGTAGACAACCAGCCCGCAGATTGCGTCGACGTAACCTCGAGGACCACCACCCAGGTCCGGATTTTCCTTGTAGCCGGGCATCCGGTTATACCGGAGCTCGAACTGGTCCCAGTCGATCAAGTAGCCGCGTCCGTTCATGACGTTCGCGATCGCCGAATCCTTGGCCAGGAACAAGGAGAGGATCAGTTTGACTGACCCGAAATCTCCGCCCCAAAAGTCGACCGTGTTAATGATCGCCTTGGCCGTTGCGTCCTGGGTAAACCGGCGCAGAGGCACGGTGGAAACTCCGTTCGGCACGTAAGCCGCATAGGAACTGAACCGTTTCTTGAGCGCCGTGCCGCAGATCAGATCGAAATCTTTCTGTTGCCCGGTTTGCTGATAGATCGATTCCATGGCGGCGTTGACGTCGTCTTCCAACATCGTTGCAGTGGTGCTCGAAATGATCGATGTCGCGGGAGTCAAGAACAGCGTCGGACACGGCAAATCGGTCTGAGCAGTGTTTTGAATCCACTTTCCGGCACCTCTAGTCAGGTACGCTTTGGTGGCGCCGTCGTCAGACTGACTGTCCTGGTCAGAACAGAAGGTAGCTTCCATTGAGCGTTTGAGTTCAAGGATCACCTTCTTAATTGCCCGCTGCATTTCAGCGTGCCGACCTATGCCCGCAACGTCGCTTACGTTCTGAGCCATGTCGGACACCATGAACGCCTTGCGGAATTTCTGGATTCGGCCGTGAGCTTTGGCGCGCTTCGCCGCCGGGTTTACGTAGTCGGTGTCGACCACGTCCTTGCCGTCGATAATGCCTCCAAGAACCGGATCATCGTAGGCATCCATCTGCCAGTCATAGATTGTGTTGACCGGCTCGGATCCTTTCGGACACATTGAGGTAAATGGTGTGTTTTTATAGTCCACCATCGCGATGACATCGGCAAAATCCTCGCGTTTGCCGACTTGATTGATCTCCAATAGACCTGCCATTTTGTGCTTCAGCTTTTTGAGCGCTGAGCACGT